GTTTCTTTCAGTCGTATTTGTACGTTATTTCTTCCTTGGATATAAAGTAGCCTTTACGGCTCTTTTTCCTCGCATGTCTTTGACTACACTTAGATTTGTCAAAACGTTATTTACTTCGTCTTATCCACGACACGGATTACCCTCACTTGCACGTACCGCAAGCAAAAATAGGTACTTTATTCTACCATGTAGAATTGTTAAAAACTCACAATTACCATAGTGAGCACATGTCTGATGTTAAATAGCCACCACTATTTGACACAACCAGTTCTTTTATATTTTTTGAATCCTTTATTTCTAAAAAATTAAAGTTGTAAACTACAACAGTTCAAGATTTGCTATAAATCTTACAGGTATAGTTTTTCTCAATTTTCCCGCGACTTTACCTCTAAAATGTCGCTAAAAATTTTCTTCAAAAGATGATACTTAGATTTAGTAGTACTCATCTGGTTGGGACGTTCGACCACGTTCTTACCAATCTGCCCATGGCAGATAAAATGAAGACCTCCGGTGTAACTACCACCGCAGGCGAGGGTAAGCATTCTCCCCTTAAATGTACTTCTTGTGCCAATTCGCAATGCACAACTCACTCATCAGAGATCCCAGAAAAGATGAGCGTTCCCCTTACGAGAAAGATTACGTTAAACCGCTACAGTTTGGCCCTATTTGGACCCATTACTTATGCCTATGCCGAGTCCTTAAGGCGCGATAAACTAATCGCAATGAAAAACGAACTACTTGTCGATGTCGACACAGTTCCTTGCACTCCCCAGAGTTTTATTGGATTTAACATGTTATCCAACATGGAATCCCATTTACGCAAACAACTCTCGGATACCGCAATCTCCAAGATTGAAGGCCTTATGGCCCTATATCTTGCACTCGCTGACGTCCAGTCAGCAACTGGTTTTATTGCCGTACTTACCCTGTACGCCAAGACACACAACCACACAGCCATAACTACTCAACTCAAGAAGATCGCACTTGATATCTTCGATACTTATAAGCCACAGTCCAAAGATGATGATTCCACCACTGATGAATCATCTTCTACTAAGCCCTCCAGACCGGAGTGGTTGTCCCACATGATTTCTGGTCTTACCGATTGGAAGTTATTAATTAACTCACCTTCATTTTCCCAAGTTTCTAGAGTCATTTCTCTCCTCATCACATTAGGAGTCATTGATTCTTGTTCCGTCAACTTAGGTAATTTTGAAATTTTCGCTATTCAAGCTCAAGAAAAACACGCCAATGCAATTGATCTAGTCGATGCTCTTTTGGAGACCGTCGTATATTTTGCTGAAGGCGCATACTTGTGCTTCGAAAAAGGATCTCTATCTCCACTTTTGTTCTCATCCAGTACTGTCGTCGAAATACAGGAAAGATGCATAGAAAAACTGACAGAATGGGAATATGTCCGCAACGGCAACCTGGAGAAATACCAGGATAAAAGTGAAAAACTCTTTGACAAAGAACTCGATGATCTAGTCGAAGACCTTCACAATCTTTACAAAACCATGCCTAATGGCGCAGAAAAGAAAATTATTCAGATGAAATGGGAAAAACTAGCCCTCATTAAGTCTGATTTTGCCGCCATGCGCGTTAAAGGTGGTCTGCGAAGGACCCCTTGGTGTGTTAGTATTAGTGGTGATTCTGGTGTTGGTAAATCAACTCTAGCTGACCTAGTATTGTCCACTATACTCAAAGCATCTGGTGTGCCTAGTTCCTCAGAATATGTTTATACCTTAAACGAAAAGGAAAAATTTATGTCATCATACCGTTCATTCATTACCGGTATTAAGATTGACGACTTTGGAAATGCTAAATCTCAATTTTGGGAATGTTCACCTGGTGATTGGATCATCCGCTTATGCAACAACATTCGCGAAATTGCTGTTATGGCAGATTTAACCAGCAAAGGAAAAATTTCTATTGAACCTGCTGGTATTGCTATAACTACAAATATCGATCACTTGCATGCAAACGCTATCTCCAACAACCCGATGTCTATTTTACGACGTGCTCAATGCCATACTGTGTGCAGAGTGAAAGAACCTTTCAAAACCGACAACATGCTGGATACAGATAAGGTCATCGCACATTTTGGCAGCCTAAACCAAATCAATGATATTTGGCTCATCGACATTAAGAAGCCAATTGGAGGTGGACACGAAAACCAACAACACGCAGGTTGGGAATATCTCCATAAAGATCTTGATATTTTTGAATATTTGAATTATGTGGCCGACAAAGCCACCAAACACTTTAAAAATCAAGGCACTATTGTTGATTCTTTCAAAGAACCCTCCACTCTTATCGACCTGTGCCCTGACTGTAACAAACTCACACAAACCTGCACTTGCGATCTTACCCCACACTACGGTGAGCGCATAGCTCAAGTTCTCCAAACAAAGGCATCTGAAGTCAATATGTCTTTCAAGAAGAGCAGGTGCAATCTCGAAACAAAAGTTGAAGATCTAGCGGTTGATTCCTTATTAGAAGGATACCGTTGGTTCGAGGAGTCTCCCTACTCCAGGTGGTCCTCATGGATTCCAGAATCAATGATGGACAATAATTATGTTCGTTCCCTTATTATTTGGTCTGGTAGGGATATTATAGGCCAACGTGTTAGAACCTACTGGCACAATTTCGCACTAGCTTCGGTCTGCGGGACTTTTCTAATGTCTCGCATTGATCACGGTTTTATTGTACCCACTGCTATATTCTGTTTTGCCCAGTCTTTAATAGTTGGCTCTGCAGTAATTGAAGCAAAGAAGAACGCATATCTTGATGAACTCGTAGACAACCGTGCTTGTCTCAACAAGACTTTCATTTCAGCTCGTGACAAGCACGTAAATTATGCTTGTGGTGCGTTTGCTGGTTTGGCAGTTTTGTATACTGCCGTGAAAGTGGTAAAAGCTCTCCGTGCTTCCCTTTCTATCCAAGGTACTTTATCTCCTGTTAACGTAGCGGATCTTAAAAACCGTGATACTACTGTTAACACTTGGATTACAGGCAAACCCACACACCTCTCAACTCCTGGTGCTCCCGTCACCCTTGAACAAGCTGAAAATAGTTTTATCAAATCTAGTTGCCAGATTACTATTGGCACAAAGTGCTCCGGCGCTTATTTACTTCAGTCTAACGTAGTTCTTATTCCCCACCATTTCCTTCCTGGCGAAACTGCCCAGGCTACTATTCATTATGGATCTCGGGAAATCAAGTTTTTACTCAACCCCTCTCACTCCCCTCGAGTGGGTACTCTTGATTTAGCTATCGTTTTTGTACCAAACACAGGACCTTTGCCCCCTAACCTTGGAAAATTCTGCTCCGAACACGCTAAACAACCCTTAGTATGTACCATGTTCGGTTTGAATAATAACCGCACACGCTTTACTACGCGTGTCATGTGG